TCTATTGGTACAAAAGGGCCATTCATCATTTTTTCCTCACAGAAATTATATATTCAGAGTCTACGTTAAGTCCTTTAGGGACAGTCTCAGGGTTTTCTTCAAGGAAAGTTCTTACGTTGGTTTGATTTAACCGCTTTTCCAGAAACTCAGGTACGTCATGCTCCATAACAAATTTGTGCATGGCTTCCCAATCACTGGTCCAATAGCGAGTCTTCACCGAACGGTAAAAAAGTCCCTCTGAAGTCTTTACGCTCTCAATCCCCTGCTCTTTGCAGTAGTCGAGTAGCGCGGCTTTGACCTTATCCAGTTTCTGGTTAAGATCTTCTTCTTGTCTCTTAAAGTCCGATGAAAGCTGTGCTTTCTTGTCTCGGATTTTTAAATAAACACGCGTTAGCTTTTCAGCTAACTTCTTGTCCTCACCCATTTTTAGTTCTCCTAATCGCACGACAAAATGTGTCGGGAGATTCACTCTACTATCATATAATGCCCTAGTCAAGTAATTCTTTGTAAAGATCAACCATTTTTGTGTGTACGTCTATTCTGTTATCTAGTAGTGTGTAAACACGTTTCTCTACGGCTGAACCTTGGAGCTGTACGACGGTACACTTATGATCTTGTCCTGACCTGTGAACACGTGCGTTAGCTTGGGCATAAATTTCTAACGAACTGGTAGGACTCCACCATACAACTGTGTTAGCGGCGGTTAATGTGACACCGTGCGCGGCGGCTTGTGGTTGTATCACCAGTACGCGTGGGTTGGGGGTAGTTTGGAATTGATGAAATATATCAGTACGTTTCGGTGCAGATACGTCACCGCGAATGATCTCAGTGGTTATACCATCTTTGAGTAATTTATCCGTAAGTATGTCGATGGTGTGCTTGAACAGCACAAAGACTAGAACTTTCTTACTACTTTCGTCTATTGCTTCACGCAGAACCTTGTATCGGTTCTTGATGTCAAACTCCAATGCTTCTCCATTGTCGGTGTATACCGCACCAGAAGATATTTGCAGGAGTTTATTCATGATGGTGGCTGCATTAGTCCCTGTGATCTCTTCCCCTGCGGCCTGTAGTATCATCTTATTCTTTAGTTCCTTGTAATACTTTTTCTGCTGACGCGTGAGTTCAACCTCTCGTTTGACATACACCATGTCGGGTAGGTCAAGGCACTCTTCTTTTGTGAACCGGATCGCAGGTTGCAGTGCATTGTAGACTGACTCGGTAGCTGTCTCTTTCGGCTCCCATTTGAAGTTGGTAACTTTGTACATCACCATGTCTCGGAACGAACCAAAGAATCTAGGTACAGCGGCAGGGTTAACTAGTTTAGCAATGCCATAAGCGTCAAGAGGTGATTGAGCGGCAGGGGTACCTGTCATCATCCACAACCAAGTCTGATCGGTTAACAGTTTATTCAGTGTCTTCCATCGTTTGGTCTGTGCGTTCTTATAATGAGTGGCTTCATCTACTATGATGCAATCAAACCCACCTTCTTTGGCTATGGTATCAGCTACAATCTCTACCCCATCATAGTTAATGATGACGTAATCAGAACCTTGATTGATGATTTTTTTGCGCTTCTCTTTAGTACCGTAGGCCACATCCACCGTACGGTGCATGGCAAAATTAAACAAGTCACTGCGCCATGCGCTATCCATGATCGAGAGCGGGCAGATAACTAATACACGCCGTATCTTACCTTGTGTCATTAGAAAATCAGATGCCCAAATAGCAGACGCAGTTTTGCCAGTGCCTTGCTCGTTAAAGCAAAAAGCCCTTCGGTTCATCGTAAGGAATGCGGCTGTGGTCTTTTGATGCTCGTACGGTGTGTACTGACCAGACCATTGATACTGACCTTCAATAGGTGAGGGTACGTTTATGTTTAGCATCTTTAGGGTATGCGCTTCGTCTACACCCCAGTTAACTACTACTTGATTGTTTGATAGTTCTCGGCTTTTCTCGACAACTTTAGTAACTTTGTTCGGGTTTTTCAGACGCAATAATAGCGTTTTATTCTTTAATATTTGCATATCATTCTCCATCGCAACGCCATACGGCGTGATGTTAGTGTGACACTAACTATTTTTTCTTAGGGCCTTTGCTCAACGCTCCACCTGCTGTACGATTTTTCTTTCGGCTTTGCACTGTAACACCATCTTTGTTGGAACCCCCTCGTGCCAACGGTTTCTTATGTGCTACGTCCTTGCCTTCTCTCTTGTCAGCTTTACCATTCTTGTTAGCGTCTTTACCTGTCTTATCCATCTTTCTTCGGGCACGCTGTCTCTCCATACGTGCCTTAAACTCTTTACTACCGACAGGTTTGTTCTTTTGTTTTTTACGGTCTTTTTTATTCTTGTATGGCATTAGTTACTCCCATTGTAAGCGCACACAGTGACAGAGCAGTGCCTTTTGCACAACCCACTTGGGCGCGGATTCCAGACGTTTTTATCAGCGGCGACCTTCATGGCTTCATATTTGCGTAGCCATTTAGTCCATAAGGAATGGCTATCGTAGACAGTGTACTTCGCTTTGATAAGATCGTTACTAACAACAAACACTAAACCTGCTTTAATTTTATTTACTTCGGGATAGTGTATAAACACAGATAAAGCCATTAGTTCTAATTGCCCCTTATCTGCGTATCGTGCATTTTTACCAGTCTTGTAGTCGATAACCCATGCGATTTCGCCCAACGTGTCGATGATCAACAGGTCTGCGATACCTCGGAACCACACGTCTTTATCGTAAAAGCCACAAGGTTTAAGGTTCTCTGTGATACCCATCTTCTTTTCGCATATCTTCACACCACGTTTGTCGTTGAGGGAATCAAGCATTGCTTGCGCGTAGTTAAACTTCTTAGGTAGAGGTGTATCATTACCGACGTAATCTTCTGCGGCTTTGTGGAATTCGTTACCGTATAAGATCGCATCGGTCTGGGCGAAAGGATACTCTTTAAGTATTTTCTCGTGGTAAAACTGTTTAGGACATTGTTCGAACGCTTTAATTTTGCTGAACGACCACGGGGCTATACTCATTCACAATCTCCGTAAGATTTTCCTAATCCGCTTTCACAATTGATTGGCAGACCTTCTGCCCAGTCAGGTGTCCAACGCATACACTTCTCGACGAATGCCTGTGACTCAGCCACATCTTTGTCCTTTACGCATACTACGATGGAGTCATGCACAGTTAGCACAACGCGACATCTCTTACTGATTTGTAACATTTGCTCACCAATAATGCAACGCGCTATCGCCTGACATACGTTCTCGGTCACTTTCCCACCGTATATTCTGGTGCGACCACGCCGTGTCTTGTAATTATACTCAACGCCACGATCAGTTTGCTCACCTGATAAGTCGTCATAACGTAACATCAAACCTGATGGGAGCCGGATACCTCGTTCCGATCCCAACACTTCCAGTACACCTGACTTACCAAACTGTATGGTATCGCCGTTCACCATGTACTTGATCATGTTCTGACAATCGCGCCATAGCTGATTAATTTTCCAATTAGCTTTACGATAGACATTGATAACTCGACGCGCTTCGCCCAGTTCCATATCGAACCCAAAGTCCTTTAGCTGTTCTTGAAACCTCACTGCGCCCATGCCGTAACCTGCGCCAAGGATTGTGGTCTTACCTACAAACCGTTGATCTCTAGTTACTTCGTCCTCGTCAACACCGTAGATGCGAGAAGCCATGACCTTGTATACGTCTCCGTTGTTAGCAAATATTTGTGTGAGATCATTCTGACCTGCCAACCATGCAAGTACGCGTGCTTCGATCTGCGAACTATCACAGTCAATCAACGTGTATCCCTCTGGTGCAAGGATACTACGCTTTAACTTCTTACCATTTGGACCACGGCTAGGTAGGTTCTGCATGTTGATCTTATCACTACCGCCCCATCGCCCAGTGTGTGCGGCGTAGTATCTTACTGGGACTGGCAAAGTCCCACGTTTACCTATGTCTATAAACCTCTGAGTACGTGTTTCCTCAAGGGTACTTTTCATACCCAGACGTGCAGCAACTGCTGATTGCACCCGATCATCCTCATGATCAGCTAGTGCTCTAAGCCCTTCATCGTTCTTAGCGAACGCGAATGTTTCTTTCCCTGTACGTAAACTTATTTTCATAGGCGGTTTAATACCTAGCCCCTCAAGCACGGCGGCAAACTTAGGGTTGGACATCAAGTCCTCCCTAGATATATCCGCGTCCTCAAGCAACTGATCCTTACGTTCTCGCATATCTTCAAGGTGCTGTTCAAGTAACCCAATATCCAACTCCAAGAACGGTTCAGTAAACATACGTAACGTCATGTCTATTATCATAAGTTCTTGTTTAGGAAAGCCTTTCTTTAGAAAGATGTTGAATAGTTTGTATGTTAACTCAACATCATTGATGCAGTAGTCACCGTACAACGACAAGTCCTGTTCAGAGAAGTCTCCGCGCCTTTTACCTAAAGCGTTTAAGACTTCGGTTCCCTTAGTGCCGACCTCATATCTTTCAGATAACACCCTGAGACTCCCACTAACTTCCACCCCGTGTAGAGCACGGGCGATACACAAAGTATCGGTATACAGGCGAGGATGAATATCAAACACCCAAGAGAGAATGGCACCATCAAACAAAGTGTTGTGAGCGAGAGCCATACTTTCTGCCCAGTTGAAGGTGTGTAAGTATCGTTTAAGTTGTTCGTGTGTTCCGCTTGCCCATTCAGTTCTTTCATTGTTCACCTTTATGCCTACGCCAATCACCTCAAATTGGTGGTCGCGTATGTATTCCTCTGTAGTTAAATTAGACAGGGAAAAATCCTTGTCGTAGTATGTTTCAAAATCTATTGTGATTAAGTCCATTAGAAGTCACTCCCTGCTAACTCACCACCACCTTTAGTTACGTACGACTTAGCGGTATCAAGAATCTTACTACGCAAAAATTCCTTTGAGTTTTTCCCAGAGGGTAGGGGCTTTTTTGCTTTTTGCTTCCTCCTCTGCGGTCCAGCAATCTACAAACACCTTTTTCCGCGTATAACCTCCTAAAAACATCACCTTGTAGGTATAGCCATACGATACGCCAGTAGCCTTGGCGACCTGCATAGGGGTAGCTGTTTTGTTATTAACTAAATACGCTCGTACCTTATCGGCTTTGGGGGATTGTTTCTTAGCCATGTTGTTCTCCTATTGCTCGTACGATATAACAAGTGACCACAAGACCCTCGTACGGTTAAGGTCCGGTGGTTAGGTTGATTAGATGAGGGCATTTTCCCTCACCGCGACCTCGGAGGTGTTAGCGGCTTTCTTTCTTGCATACTTCTCACCCCATGAGAAAAATAGACGCATCGGTGAATACTTGGGGGCGACTATGTACGCCTTGAGACAATGATTTGCGATAACTAACCATTCAGCTTTAGTGCGTTCCGTCTTCATGTGGCACCTCTTTTGCAGTGTCTAAACAGGTGAGCCTTCAAAATCTAACTCTACCTGTCGTGGGTCGCAGTGTTTACCGCCAACATAGATCAACACGTCATCTATATTGTCTTCGTTAATGACAAGACTTATGCCATCGTTAGCTTTTATATCAGATAAATTCTTTTCTTGCAAGGGTGTTGGTTTGTTTTTACCTGCCTTACATTCTATACCAAAGAACTTGCCCTCGTAGCATCCGATGATGTCTGGAACACCACTCTTGCCGTAGCCCCCAGTGATTGGATAGAAGTAGTAGGCTCCTAACATCTTTAGACGCTCCGCTACTTTCTTCTTAACTTTTGCTTCTGGTGTCATCTTGTTCTCCTATTTAAGCACAGGTAATAGACACCACCTCAATGATGTAATAACAAACTACCCTCTGCAACTATTAAGCACAGGTAATAGACACCACTGCAATTATCTATATCAGTAACCGTTCCGCTACACTGAGTACATTTGCGCGTATTAGGTTCGTTGGTTTCTTTGAGTGGTTGCATACACCAAGGACATAGTCCTTGAGATAATCTTTTAGCAATTTCCCCTTGCTCTTCCATCATGTATTTCCCTCGGAACTGGTATCGGAGCTGGTATCGGAACGGGGAACCGCCCCTTTGTTAGTGTGGCACTAACATTATTACCGTTGTTCATGCGACGGTATGTCGCGAAAGTCGGGGGATGGCGAACCACCCCCCTTGTTAGTGCGGCACTAACATTATTACCGTTGTTCATGCGACGGTATGGCGCGAAAGTCGGGGGATGGCGAACCACCCCCCTTGTTAGTGCCACACTAACATTACTCATGGAATATCCAATAAACATTATTGTCAATCCGTCTGCCTACTGCTTCGACCCAAGTGGTTGGCTTGTCCAATGGGGTCATCATTAGTAGGGCAACCTTCTCCTGCATCCACAAAGGTAGGTCATCCACTGAAGGGTACTCCCCACTAGCCGCGCTGTCAACTCCCATGCCAATACATGACACCTCGACAGCGTTGGTGTGTGGATTTACGCAGACGCGGTGTATGTTAATATCGTGTGGTAAGTCGCTATCGTAGGACATAGAACATACCGTCACCTGCAGAGAAACCAACATCATCGACGTATTGATTGGCTTGCAGGATATTAAGTACAGAAAGTTTCTGCATAATTTCTTCAGGTAACGTGTCTGGTGTGTACCGTGTTACTTCAGCACCGGTATCTGCGACTATCGTTACGGGGATTCCGGCGAAAGTAGCACGGTGTTTACGGGTGATTTCGTCGATGTTAACAACGTCAAACACTTGTTGCTCCATGCGGTCATACACATGGACAAACCACATAGGTACGATACGGGTAGATAACCTATTCAACTCGTCGTGCTTGGCAAAGAACGTAACAAGATCGTTACTGAACGAAGCATCAATGAACTCATGGTTACTATTCATCAGGTGACGTAGTTCATTGAGAAGAATAGAAGAGTCGCTGGATCGGCTGGCTCGCTCATGCAAAGTAGTACTATACATCCCAGACACGTCGATCACCTTGGCACGTATCTCATTGTACTCATTCATTGCCACTTCAACCACATTGTCCACTGCATTCGATGCGTCTCGCATACGTGTGCCCGCTAGTTCTTGCGGTGACATCATACGTATAAACTTCTTAGCGTTGCGTAGTGCCACATTAAATTTCGTAGACATCTTCATGAAGAATTGGGAGTTGTACGGAGCGTACTTACCATTCGTAATCGTACGTGCTTGTACCACATACATGGGCGTACCATCACCAGCATCTCGGTAGTCACCGAAACCAACCCACCCTAGTACGTAGGGGCAATCGTCTCGGTATATCCAGTAGCTTGCAGGGTCACGTCCTATCATTCTTACACGTAACTCTTTACACACCCGTTTAGCAAACGGTGTAATATACTCGTTATACCGCGCAGATGTGCTGGTGGTGACAGGGCTGCTTGTTAGTGCTTCACTAACAAGTTTGTAGTCATAGTTCATGCTTGTTGAAGTCATTGTCGTTCTCCATTTATTAATTAAAATTTTATTTGGAGCCATTCAGGTCATAGGCTCCTGACAAAATCAGTTGTATGTGTTTAGTATCGTTTGGGTTGTCATCGATCCATCGCGCTTTGTCTTGATAGGCACGTTTGGCAAAAAATAACACGTCTTTTATTGTGTATTCATGAATTGTCCCACAATCATTGCATGAGTCGCTATACCAACTAGGACGCATGTGTAACCAAGTCCCACCACCAAGCGGTTCACCGTATTCACCAATCCCGTTGCCCTCATAACTCACGTCATAGAATATCTGTGGGTACTTTTTCATCAGTCTTGCAATCTGTATGCTCATAGATTATCACCCTGTTGGTCGTGCATAGGGGTAGCTGTACTCCACTAGATCGTCGTCGTGCACGTAGTCGGCAATGCCAGATACGTCGATGTCAGCGTCGAACAGCTTGACACTGCCGTCAGCGTTGAGCAACGCATCGCCGTTGTCGTCAACTTTGTAGAACTGTATGTTCCACACTTCGATTGAATATTTGCTCATATCACATCTCCCTTGATGTTATGTTTACGTGTGTACCTGTATCAGGCTTTGCACTTTTGTTGTTTAAGATACACCATAGCACAGGGCAAGACCATTGACCCCATGATCCAGCAAGGTGTCCATCGGTAAGAACAATCGCGGCTTGTGGCTTGACACCGTGCTTAGTGAGGTAGTCGGTAACACACTCTACATTAGTGCCACCACCACCCTTGGGCTTGGTAGTCTCTACGAGTTTGTCTAGCTGGTGCACGTCGTACTTCTCGTCCTGACACACACGTGTGTCCCAGTAAAGTAAGCGGATATACTCAGGGTGTACCGTGTCACAGATACATTTGATCTCAGACATAAACGCGGTGAGTTCGATCTGACCTATAGAGCCTGACGTGTCAACGGCAATGACCAGTTCACCTGCCTGCTCGCTGATACCGCTAGGCATGTAGTAACCTGATGACACGTAACGTCTGTTTGGTCGTTGCCATGTCGAGTAGTCACTACCTGCACATGTGGCCTGAATAAACTCACGCAATACCTCGCGCCAATCTATCTGTGGTTCGAGTAGTTGCTCAAGATCACGATTACCACCTGACCCCAACTTACCTGCGATCAACGCACCCTGACGTACCGCCTCGTCAATATCACGTGCCAGTTCGCGCTTCTCGTCTGGTGTAAGTTCGGCGGCACCCTCCCAGTCATGACTGTCAAAACCACTAGGTGTACCAATAGGTGCGTCACCTGATGGTGGCTTGTTGTCACGTAGGTCATTGAATACTGCGGCACTGTCCCATACAGCTTGGTCACGGTACTTAACATCGAGACATCCACCTTGCGGCATGACTGCCCAACCATCTTGGTTGTCATCGGAAATCTTGATGTTAATCACATAGTCACAGGCTATGTTAGCAAGTTGAGCGTTTTGGACGTGCAGATGTCGCCACGTGATAAGGTGTTTATACAGCTTGTGGTATACCTCATGAAGCACAACGAACCGTAGTTCTGCATCGTTGAGTGAGTTAATGAAGTCTCGCCCATACATCTCATCGCGTCCGTTGGTACACGCTGTGGGAATGTTGTCCACCACCGTACGATCACCAATCATCATGACACTTGCGAGAGCGAGGTATGTCTGTTTGCCCATGATGGCAACGACAGCTTTAGACAGTCGTTGCTCTGGGGTAAGTTGTTTACCTATAGCTAACATTATTTTCTCCTATTTCTTGTCGGCGGCGAACATGTAGTTATTGTCCATCGCCCATTGAGTAAATTTCTTGTTGGTCATCACGATCTTGCGGTGTGTGTAATTCTCCACACTACAACCATTGGCGAACATACCTTGCGCTTCCTTGTCGAGGCGTACCATGTAGTCCATCCATGAGTCAAGCCAGTCACTCCCTATCGTGGACAATGTACGGTAAACAACCATACACACGGCGGCGGCACTGTCTGGTACCTTGGCTGTCTTAGGTTCGTCCTTGATAGATTGCAATGACGGCAGTTGGTCAGACAGTTTGACAAAGGCCATCAAGTCCATCGCGCCTCGTTCACCAATGGTACCCATGAGTAAAGCTGTTAACGTCTGATCATCGAATTGCTCCCGCGTCTTGAGCCAGTCGGACGCAGCCTCAAGTGAACGCGGTGTCACAAACGCGGTACGTTGTTGCTTGGGGTGGTAGATATAGGGATTGTCATCGGGGTCTTTGACATCCCCAAAGCCATAAAACAAATGAGGATTGTCCTTACACCAACCAAGTAGTGTGTGGTCAACATTGTTGTTGATACCCCACTCGATCCACTCCATGTTGTCGGGTTTGCGTGCATTAATCACCGTGATACGGTTCCGTGCGTGTGGTGGTAGTAAATCACCAACACCCTCGGCACCAAGGTTAGTCGTCGCAAACACCAAGCTGTCAGGGTGCAGTTCGTAGCCACCGATCTTGCGCTCCAACATGACACGTAACAGTGCGTTCTTCACCGCAGGGTTAGCCTTGCCATACTCGTCAATCATGAGAACGATAGGGGTCTTGTGGTGTGCGCCCAGTTCCTCATTGGTCGCGTACGAAACGTAATCGGCACCGTCGAGGTTGGACATCTTGGGTATGGTGATGTCGCCCAAGTCCTTAGTAGTACAGTCGAAGTAGCACGAGAACGGTATGTGCTTGATGCCCAGCTTGCCAGCCAAGCGTGTGACTGTTGTGCCAAGTAGTGATGACTTACCTGTACCCATGTGCCCTTGGACAAGGATGGTGCGCTTGTTACCACCGTGTAGTATTGCTGTCGCGATTTGGTCTAAGCTAAGTGAGTACATGTCAATTGCTGAGTTCATAATGTTTCTCCGTTGGTTTGTTAGTGTGGCACTAACTGATTAAAGATCAATTGATGGGAGTGCTTTGATGACATCATCAATAGTACGTTTAGTTTCTGCGCGAAGGTAGCCGTCCTCGCGTAGTGCGTCTGGTGTGATACCACGCAGGGCATCGTCCAGTTTCAGGCGCATCGCTGACATCTGACTATCACCTGTTACGTTGCACACATCCAGTAGATCGACGAGATCGACCACATTGGATATGAGTGTGTCGCGAAATACTTTCTTCTGCTCATGATCGGCGTAGTCGAGACGCTCTGACATCTTGGTCAATGCTTTGAACGCTCGTTGCCATACATCATTCATGGCGTTGGTTAGTTGCTCAGAGTAGTAGGTCTGGTAGTGCTCACGTACTAACTTGTTACCCTCGTTGCCAATGTCCACCCTGAAATCACCTGCATCTGGTAGAGGTATATATGAGAAGCGAAAGTTAAACTTACGCGCTATGCTCTCTGCTGATGGATAGTCATCATGTGAAAACAAGTTGCCAAGCCGTGCCTGTGACTGACTGATCGCCCAGTCGTATGTGTCGATGAACGCCTGAACCATTCGACTGTACTCGTTCTGAACCTCGGTCATGGCTTGGTGGTATTTGAAATACTGAGCAGTCGGTAGTAATCGAAGGCCAGTATCAGACCACGGCATTGTCATGCTGTAATGTAGGTTACGAACATTAGCGGTAAACTTCTGTACCGCTGTGAGTTCATCGCAATTGCCCAGTAACTTCTTGTGGACGTTCGCGATACCTGCATCGGCATGGTTGGTTATGGTGACATCTTTTGATGCACGCTTGTCTAGCTTGCGTCCAGTCCATGTGCTGATGCTTAACTCTACCAACATAGATGAAGAGCCAATGGATGGTGCTGTTACCGCAGGTTCTTTTGTTAGTGCGGCACTAACATTTACTTCGTGTGACATGTCGTTCTCCTGTGTGACATTTAGTTTAAGTTGTTGATGAGAGGTAGTAACTATTAAACCTTCCACCAACATACCTATTATCTCATAAGTAGCGAGACATGTCAAATGTTGTCAGAACGTGTGTAGAGGTGTAATGTTCTGTTGTTTAGTGTAAAGTTCTTACAATGTTCGGAAGCAAGTCATTGATATACATATAATGTTCTAATGTTCGCTATTTTGAAAAGTGAGAACTAGTTTGGAGGGGGTCGGACGAAGACGCGCAGAAACGAACACTGTTAGTAACACACTAACTTTACCTATTGTATATAACTTTCTTTATAACGAACAATATATATATATAATAAGAAAAATAAATAAACTACAAAAGCTGATAGGCAGGTTACGCTAGTGCATGGCGGTAATTGTCACTGGTCACCACCAAACGCAAATGTACGTTTGATAGCTAAATAAAACGAACATTAGCCGAACATTACGAACATTAGTGCGAACAAAGGCTCAGCGCGACAGGAGGAACTGTTATCATGTGTTAGTGTGACACTAACAATAATACTTTTGTCGGTTTTGTCGGTATCCCCCCGATGTGATACAACACGTGGTAACACGTTAACGTAGGCTCAGCGCGACAGAGGGAACTGTTATCATGTGTTAGTGTGACACTAACAGCACCGGGCGCGACGACGCGTAACGCGGCACGTGCTATCTTGTTTGCATAGGCTCAGCGCGACAGAGGGAACTGTTATCAATTGTGCAT